AAGGTAGCACTCAGCATGAGGGTGAAGTGTTCTCAACCATTGCAGCTGTGCTTCTGACGCTTTGCCTTTTTCGGTCTTTAACTCAGCAAAGATGAGTCCGCGCTCTTGATGAGCCATGACAAGGTCAGGGAACCCTGTGGACCCAGTGGTGATGTAACGACCTGTCCGGGTCATTGATGGTTGTGAGTGGTGCAGTGACCAACCGAACTGAAACGCCAGTGCCTTTACTTGGGCCATGAGTGACGATTCACTGATAGGAATCATCAGAACGGTTCCTCAGGGCTGTCATACGTTGGGGCTGGTTGCTCACCGTTCTTCAATGAATCAATGTACGCGCTGGCTTCACGCTTGCTGAACGACTGGAGGTTGTGCGGAGGAATCTTGCCCATGGATTTACATACGGCACGAATCATGTTCTGTTGTTTCTCTGAGGCAAGGTTGCTGGACTCGGTGACTACCGTGTCTCCGCGCTGCACTTTCTGCATTTCTTCACGGCTAGGACGTTTGTCAAGCGATGACCCACAGAAGTTGTGCATTGGAAAGTTACTTAGGCACCTGCCCAGACTGGAGGTTTCACAGTTTTCTAATGAGCTTGTCTTGTTGACGTTGCCCATGTTCCTTATTTCTTCTGCGTGGCCTGTGGCTACGACCACGCCATCGCAAAGGATGCTGGTCTTCATGACACAAATATCTTCACCCGGTAGGGACAGAAGTTCAGAGATAACAGCGAAGAACTGTTCTTTGGTTTCGGCCCATTCGATAAAGCGAGAGAACCTGCTCTGTACGGGTTCATAGGAGTCAATGTCAAAGGCCACGGGAATAGTCCTTTTCTAGACGGTCTAGTTCAGCGCGCACATAGGCAAGCCGAGATTCAAGACTGGCAATTTGCAGGTTGAGGGTGTCAATTTGTCTGTCGTATTGGTAAACAATTTCGGCGACTTCGTCATTGTGTGTGTATTCCATTACCAACCTCCAAGGATTCGGCGAATAGCTGCAGTGTCATCACGAGTGGTGAACAAAGTAACGCTGGTCAAGCCAAAGTCAAGAGTGATGCAGGCAAAAGTGTCATGGTCAGTGACTTTGCAAGTGATGTTGTCTTTGGTTACTTGGTGGATTCCAATGTTGCCTACGATTACTTTTTCACTCATCTGGTTTCCCCAATGACACGTTGCTGATATATGTGATGCCCTTTGAAGGGCCTGAACTGTTGAATGATGGGTGCCAAGAATCGCGAATGGTTTCAGCAATGTTTGGCAGGGCGTGTAACGCGCCCACGGCTTCCATAATCACGCTGGCTTCTTTAAATCGAAGCTCCAGTGCCAGCGTGTGGCTGATGTTAGTTAGTTTGGCGATTAGTTCACCTGTGGATGTTTCCATTTTTTCCTTTGTTTAGCAGTTGCGTTTCCATTTGACAACAAGCGTGTGTCTTGATTGGCAGATGAACCTTTGTAGGGACTTTTGACCCTTGAGACAGCCCCAACCCCAAGGCCCAACCCGCCACACTTTGCGTCCGTCTGGGTTGATGTGGCTTTTGAATGCGATGGCATCAGCCACCTTGACTTGTTGCCTTGGGGTTAAACCTTTTGCACTGGGGGTGTCAGACCAGTTCTTCCACGTCTGGCGGTGAATGCCGAACATCCCCGTGTATGACCGGGTGGAGTGATTGACGTTGTTTCCAGTTTCACAGCGCGCAAGACCGTCATAGTAAGCGTCAGGAAGTACGCCATGGTATTTGGCGTGTGAATCAGCAGCTGCACTTGCGTGGGCTGGTACGGATAATGCGGTGATGAGGGCTAGTGCCATGATTCTCTTAATCAACCATTTCAACTTCTGTAATCGAAGCAAACGTCATCCATGGAGCCTGCCTTGTGGCGACTGTGACCTTGACGATTTCTTCTGTTGCCGAATCCGTGAAGATTTGGACGAGGGTTAGTTTGTCCTTAGACCATAACGGCATATAGCCCCACGATGGAAGCATCATTTGCGCCACCAGCGGTTGAGGAGCTTGAAATATGCCCATGAGAGGCACCAGCCGAATAGGACGGCTATGAACATTTGCTCGTAGGTGTAGGTTTTCATGCCCAGCCCCCGACCATGTCTAGACCAGCCTGTGTTATCACACAGACAATGGCCTGAGAGCCACTTGAGACGGTCCTACGGATGCCAATATCGTGGATTAGTCCTAGAGTGCGTAAATCGCTGCAGCGCTTCCAGTAGCCCTTTATTTCGTGGCCTTTAACTAGAGCCTGTGTGCCCGCTTCCTCATCGGTCAGGCCGTGTAGCACAGCTGCATATTCTCTAAGCAGGATTGCGCGGTGGGTGCCAACCCTGATAGGGCTGATTTGCCGTGACGTTTCAGGGTCGGTAGCCCTGAACAGTGGTAGGTCGGTGTATGTCATGTTTCCTCTGACTTTCTGCCATTTGAGTGGCTACGGGTTACTTTACACAAAGTAGGAAAGCGGTGGTGGATACCCCAATGGAAACAAAGGCACCCACCACCTAGCCCCAGCCCGCTCAAACAAGCTGGGAATTCTTATTTCAACGCTCGAAAGACTTTTTCAAAGTTCTCTGGAGTTTGATTTGCCAGTTCAATATGAAACCAATTGGGCGAGCCTTGATAGGAACCAGCGTTGTCATCAGCCGTGTAAATCTTGACCCCTGCCTTGCCTTCGCCACGCGAACAGCGGTAGCCCGCGCCGTACTCACCATAGGCGTACCAATGCATTTCACATAGACCGAGAGCTTTGCTGTTGGCAAGAAACCAGTCCCAAATGATGCGCGCTTGTGCTTCGTCTTTGTATTTCAAGTCAGCTGCATACCCGGTGGCGTGAACACTGAGGCTTGCCCCTGACCGCATGGGGCGGTTGGCGTAGGTGCCTAGGGACACAAGACCCCAACGTGCTTTGCAAAGTTCAACGAGTTTGCTGGTTACTGGTTGTGTGGTCTTGCCGTCCCATGCTGGATAGTACGGATAAGGGCGGACGCTCATTCTTTGTCCTTGTCGTTCTGGTGTCCTTTGAGGCCGTTAGATGCCAATAGGCCCGCCAATACACCCGACATGGTCAAAGTCAATGGAGACAGAATCTTCCACGCCTCAGCGTCATTGGGTGCTTGCTCAAGAGGTTGGGTCACAAACAGAAGCCCGTAAAGCAACACAAAGACTGTGCCGACGAATGCAATGGAGATTGCTAATCCAACAATCAAGATGAGTCGGCCTTTAATTTCTTCGTTTGATAGTCGTGGTCGGAATTTCATTGGCAACGTCCGTCTGGTGCAATTGTGGTGGTTGGGATTGTGATTTCGGTTGTGCGCGTCATGACTTGGTTCTTAGTTCGTGGGCAGTTAATGCGTTCACGGTCAGCGCAAGCAGTGAGCGACCCCAAAAAGACCAATAGAATCAGGCTTTTTTTCATCGGAGACCGTAAATGTAAACTTCGCCTGTGATGGTGCCACTGCCGGGAGCGAGGCGGAATCCGTCAAAGGATGTCGCTTGTGCGTTGTTGCCGTAAATGCTGAACACCGAGACGTTCTGGTAGTTGGTGTCTGAGCGTTGGTGTTGGATTTGCAGTTGTGATTGTGTCGCTACCTGCGGGCTAAATACGTCCACCGTAAAGGTCATGTAATTGGCACCGTTTGAGTTTGAAGTGATGACGTGGTTCGCTGAGTTTTGGGTTCGTGAAGCTGCGACTGTTCCGCCAACGACCTCGAGCAGTTGATAGTTGTAATCACTGCCTGTGGTTGCTGTTCCGCCTGTTGCGAAACGAAAGAAACAGTCAGACGCTGAAGTGTAAAGACGACCCACTAGTCGATAGTTGGTGTACGCACTTGTAAAGCACCCGTTAATCAGTACAGATGACTGCGCCGAGAATGTGACTTTGTTTGCCACAATGGTGCCACCTGTGGACGAGGTCGGGGTCATTGGAATGAGGCCCGCGTTTTCCTGAAGGGTAGTCATCTGAGCTGCCGTGAGGATTTGCCCAGCTGTAAAGGTCTGGTCTGCCATGTTGTTGTTTCCTTTCTAGAAACTTAAAAGATTGCTTGTCGAAAGAGTACCGAAAATGGCATCGTCTAGAGTGAAATATTGGTTGCTATCCGTACTTTCAAACGTGTACGAAATGACATGATTGCCGGGAGTGATTGAGTGGTTCACGCCTGAGACAATCAAAGTTTGACTGTCGCTTGAAGGTGTCCCCGTTACAAAGTTTTTAACGACTGTGCAGATGCTGGTGAGGTCAAGACTCAGAGCAATGTTTTGTTGGGCCGTGGTCATTGCTGACAGTTGGCTTGCCAATCCGTTGAAACGCAAAATGGGGTTTTGGTATCGACCCAAAAGGTAAGACCCAAGGCTTGCCACTTCTGATTCAGTGCTGTTGAGAAGGCTCAGAAGGCTGTATGACTGCGCCTGATACTGGGCGATGCTTGTGGAACTGCTGGTGGTTTGTACCGCGCCTGCTGGGGACTGGGTGTTAATGATGTTGTACAGCAGCTCATCGCCGTACTGGTTCATGAGACTGTTAAAAGGCAACCCTGTTCCATCGCCGTTAAACGTGGCACCTGATACTGGGTTGAGAACGCTGGACCTGCTTTTGAAGGTCAGAGTTCCATTCGCGCTCATGTACAAATAACCCTGCTCTGATGTGTTAATTTGCTGGAGATAGTTCAGGCAGTTTGTGTCTTCGTCAATTGCAAAAGCGCCAAGGGTGGATGAACCAGTGTCAATGGAACGCGCCCCTTGATAATTGATTTCGGGGAAGTTAAGCACGTTGTTGATTCGTGTCCCGCTGTTTTCAACTGATGGGGTGGTGGCGTTGATTTGTTGGTTTGAAAGAACGGTGAAGTTATCAGCGCATTGCACTGTGGCTGTGTCGTTGAAGCCCAAGTCATAGTTAATGTCCCAGTCCGTGACGAGACCTGTGTAGATGGGGATGCCGTTGGCAAGTATTTGAACTGGCAGGCGCGGAACGATTCCTGTTTGTTGGGTTGCTCCGCCTATCCAGTAGGGCGATGATTGGTTGAGGGGGTCGAATGTCCGGGTCTTATTCCAAAGGTTTATTTGGGCGGTGCCACAGTTGAATTCGTCAAGTTGGCGTGAACGACCACGAGTGATGGAAACAGATTGGACATATTCGGTGACATCAGCCAGTTGGATTCCGCCCAAAGTTCCACGACCTGCCGTGTCTAGAACACCATAGAAAGCGTCATTGAGTTGGAACGGTTGACCGAACCCTGTGGTGGTTTGAAAACCAATAAAGACTTGAAGCTGTGGCTGGGTCATACGCTGACAAAAACCTGACCCGATAGTCGTTCCGCGCTCTTGATGGCTTCGATGATTTCGCGCCCAACTTGAGCAGGGTTAGAAACGAGGCCAGCGTTCACAGTGATTTGGTAAACCTTGGCTTGGTCAAGTGCTGTTTGTCCTGCACCCACGTTGGCACCAAAGAATGATTGCCCAGCTGCAAGACCAAGATTTTGGCCTGCTGATGCAATGTCTGCCAACCCTGTGTTGAGTTGTCCGAGCGACAATGACCCAGTGCCTTGAATCATTTCGCTTGTCACTTGCGCGCCTGCTATTGGTCCAAGGTTTATAAGTTGTGCCAACCCTGCTTTGCTGAGTCCTTGCGCTACCAAAGTTTGAAGGTTGCTTGCGAACTGTTTTGCTTTGGCTATTTGTTCGCCGAACACTTTGCCGTAATCAGCGGAAGCACGAGTCTTTTGTGCAGTTGCCAAATCATATTCACTGTCTCGAACCTTTTGAAGTGCTTCCGCATATTGTTCAGCGTCTTCAACAGGATTAAGTTTTTCCAAAATTGTGTAAGCGTCACTTCTTTTTTTAAGCGCATCTGTGACATCTTTGTCCGCATCACTTTGAGTTTTGAACGCGTCCGCTAACGAAACAGAACTAGTGATTGAGTCGCTAGTAGCGTCAGCGAATGCTTGCATTTGGTCTTTTGCAGCTTGAAGGCTGGTTGCTACAGAATCAACAGCGGTGACCACTCGGTCGCGCAAAGTGTCGGCGTGGTCCTTGGCTGCTTTGCGAGCATCTTGTTGTTTCTTCTTTAAGTCGTCAGTGCCTTTAGTTGTTTTCTTTAATGTCTCGTTGTACTTATTTGACAACAAGTTGTCCATGTCGCGAAATTCTGCAGCTGTGTAAGTAACTGCCGAAGCAACCGTGTCGGATTCTCCAGCAACAAAGTGAAGTAACTTTGCAGCCTTTTCCAGTTTGTCAATTAGCCCACCTGCAAATAGTTGTTTTCCAATTTTGAAGAAAGCGTCAGCAACTTTGTTTGTTTCGCCAGAGGCTTTTTCAGCTGCAGTAGGAATAACGGTGTTAAGAATTGAGGCAAAGTCTTCAACAACTGGGGACAGTTTTGAGCCGACAAGTTCATAGAGGTTGTCAACGGTTATTGACAGTTGTGACATGGCTCCAGCGGATGAGGCTGCAGCTGCTTCGGATGCACCTTTGAAACTGGTTTCCAATTGTCGTTGGATTGTGTCAAGGTCTTTTGTCTTGACAGCGTTTTCGTCAAGCGAAACACCGAGCCGGGTAAGCGCACCCACGTTGCCCGTCTGTGCCTTGGCTAACGCCAAAGAAACTGTCTCCAAATCTTTGCCAGTGCCAGCCGAAATATCCAAAGCAAGGCTCAACAAGTCTTGTGCTTGGGCCACATCTTTTGTTGCCCTGACGAGCGTGGTCATACTCGGACGAAGCTTGTCATCCGACACTGCGGAAGTGGCTTCCATTTTTTTGATTGACCGTTCAAGGGAAGCGACCTGAAGGTCAGTTGCTCCCGTGGAGTTTTGCACTGCAATCTTTAATTGTTCAGCTGCCTTTTCATCGTCATTGAACGCTGTAACGGCTTTCCCGAGTTGCTCAACCAATAGGCCAGCAGACACGGTTGCACCTAACTGGGAGGTCACCAGCCCCTTTAGAGAGAACTGTGCGCCCTTGACACCTTTGTCGTTGTATGTGGTGACGATGGGAAGCGTTACTGCAGCCATTTGGTTATCTCACTTCTCTGTTCACGCGCAAGATTACATCCTGCACAATGCCATGAACGGTTGCTGTCAAATGCGGGAGGTGTTCTTCTCCACCGGGCCACATATATCGGGAAGGACCTTTGCGTCCTTTGCGTTCACCAGAGCGATGAGGTACATCTTCGCTGTCAAGGTTGTCAATGAATGGCGAACTTCCACCGCGCGCCCCAGCGGTGTCGTAGATAGCACCAGCAGGGTTGTTCTGAATAATGCTAAACATCGAATAAGCACTGTTGCCCATACGCGCTTTGCGCTTTGGGCCACCAAGTTTGAAACGTATGCCACGAAGAATAAGTTGCTTATTCCACGCTGTTGCTCCGCCACGACCCTTGATGAGTTCGCCCTGAGTAATGCGCGAATCCCCGCCAGATGAATTGAACGGGGTGATGTCAGAGTCAATGAACTTGAGATAATCCTTGATGGATTTGATTGTGGGTGCAGCTTCTTTTCGAATCTGGCGATTCATCTCTTTAACATAATCAGGTTCAAGTTTCTTGAGACGCTTCAGCGTTTCGTCAAGACCCTTAATTTTCATGTCTGATTGAATGTTTGCCATTACTTGTGTCTGTCTTGGAGGGCTTGGCTGAGAGTACTGACAAGTGTTATCGGCATGTCCTTCAGGTCTTGCCATGGAATCCCCGAAAGGATTAGTCCGGCAACGACTCCGTGGATGCCGTCTCGCCAAAAGGGATGCGTTCAACCCTGTACGAAACGCCTTTCACTTCTGACTTGAACTTCTCAATGTTGCTGACGTGGCCTATTTGTTTCATGGACAAGTAACTAAGTGTCACTAGGTATTCCATGGAAAGGTTTTCGTCAACAGCTTTAATGATTGAAACGGTGTGGAGCTTCTCAAATTCTAAGAGGCTTGCTACCGATAGGGCGATTTCATGTTCGCTCCCATCGACCAGCACAGTGGCGATGTGGAGTTCAAACATTAGGCGATTGGTTCTGTAAGAAGTCCGCCGTTGAAGGTGATAGCACCAACAGTGGCAAGGTCGCCAACAGCGCCCGTGACGGGACGGTACTCAGACATGAGCGCGCCAGTCAAAGTGAAG